ATTTTAGGCTCTGTAAACTCTTGAATCATACGTGCAATTTCGCCTGGAGTATTACCAGCACCTGCACTTTGTGCGGCCTGTATCATTCCCTCCTTAATTTCATCTTGTATTTGTTTTAATTCGTCCTTAGTATATGTAGGACGGTTGCCTTTACTTTTTTCTTGTCCGTCTTTGCCTTGACCACTGCCCTCGTCGCCATCATTGCCTTCCCAATCAACGTGTTCGTCTAGCATTTCGCCAAGTTGTTTTAGGAATTCTTCGCCATTCTTTTTAGCAGTTTCATACAAATCATCGTATATCTCTTCTGATGTCCAATCTTCATATTTAAAATCTTGAAAACAATCAATAAAAGTTGGCTTTTCACCGATACGATCGCGAACAAGTAAATTGTTTACTTTATAATCTGCGGCAATGTTGTAAATTTTAGGATCACGGTCTTCTCTACGTGGCAGGTGATCAAATACACAATGTAAAATTTCGTGTGCAATGACAAACTCTACTTCTTTATTGCCCATTGCATTAAAGAATTGTGTGTTAAAATATAAGTTACGACCGTCTACGGCAGCAGTAGGACACCAGTCATCTGCGCATACAATTTTAAGACGTGTTGCCATGTTTCCAAAGAACGGATGTCTTAGTAGTAATCCTACTCGTGCAACAATGATGCGATCAAGTACTTCAACACGCATCTCTTCTAATGCTTCGGGAGTAATATTTGGATCAGGTGTCCAATGTTTAGTACCTTCTAGATTATAAAGTACGTTTGAATTAAAAAAATCTAAGGGCATGCCATGTCTCCTATTGTTATACTATTAGTATATAACCGTTTGCTATAAAAGTCAAGAAGAAATGGGCAGTTTCCTACCCATTTCTCTTGTTTAAGCAGCCTGTGCAGCAGTAATATACTTGCCATAGCGCTCATGGAACTCATCAAAGCACTCAACTTCGTCCGGATCGATCGGAAGTGAGTATTGTGTAAGTGCAAGTTTGATGCCCATAACCACCAATTCTGTTTCGAAGTTATCCATCGAAAAACGTAAGAAGTTATTTACTTTATCATCGAACTTTTTATCGCCCTTATCACATGCTTCTTTAAGTTCATAGCAGAGAGATACTGTTAAGGAATACATGGCACTGATTTCTTTGTTAGTAATCTTCTCTACTTTGCCTTCCAAGATATCGCTTGGGTTAGGCATACTTGACGCAATCTTTCGATGCGCCATAAACTTGACGGCTAAGCCTTCTCCGACCGAACCTGCAACAAGATCTGTTGTAGTATTGTCATCGTCGTCTTCGTCTTCAAGTAATTCGGAAACGAACGTCCAACTACGTGGAGTAGCAAACGAACGGCTTGGTGACTTAGGATCAAAGTCATACAAGTCTTTTTTGCTGAACTGCATATAACCAACAACGTCCTTGTGTACACGGTTATCTACAGCCCACTGGAACCAGTCATCAAATGATACAGCAAGTTCCAAGTGTACAAAACGATTTGCCAACGGTGCTGGCATACGATATGTAACACCTTTGTCTGCGTCACGGTTACCGGCTGCAACAATAAGAACGTTATCTGGTAATTTATAAGTACCAACCTTACGATTAAGGATAAGCTGATAAGCTGCCGCTTGTACAGCAGGCGCAGCTGAGTTCATTTCGTCTAAGAACAATACAATGTTATCGTATTGTGCCGCAAATTCTTCTGTAGGTAATTCTACAGGTGGTGCCCATTTCATTGTGTTATCATTGGATGCGTAGTAAGGCATACCTTTGATATCTGTAGGATCCCAAAGTGACAAACGAATGTCAATTAGATGCGAATTTTCCATGCCGTCTGTAATTTGCCCAATTACTTCTGACTTACCAATACCTGGAGGTCCCCACAAAAAGATAGGACGTTTCTTTTTAAAAGCACGTAGAATGCTTTTTTTTGCGCCGTTCGGGCTAACTGTGCGTGTAATTGATGCTTCCATCTTGTATTCCTTTATATTAAGTTATCAGTGCCTAGTTTCTAACTATACATATATAATAACATCAACACATAGAATGTCAAGTGTTTTTTTCATCTTTTTTGTTCTTTTTTAGAGCTTTCATTAGTCCGTATTTGCGAACATCGCCGCTAAAAAGACTTAGTTCGAGTGCCTTCTTTTCGTTCGTAACATACATACTACGTGTACCTAAGTAATAAGGGCAGTCTATAAACTGGTCTAACCATATAATAACCTGTGTAGTAAATTCAAAGTTTGTACTGTACGGGACTTCATATGTTTTAAGCTGCACTTTTTCTATGAGAAAATCGTATCCGTCGTCAGTAAGGCGCAAGCCGCCTGTTTCTTTTTCTCTTGTGTTCTTCCACCATTGAGGCATATACTCTTTAACAGATAATTCACTTACTGCTATACCTGCTGCTTTTAAAAAAATTTTAGTATATACTTCTTTTGTGTTCATTCTTGAACTACTTCACCATCTGTAAGCATAACAACATTAAAATCCGTTGTATGAAACATTTCATTTAACTTTTGTGCTAGATTGTGAGCATGTCCTGGGTTACTAAAGCTGACTTTTTTGTATTTTGGACCAGGATAACTCGTAAGTGCATTAGAACTTTTTAGATTAAACGGTTTATTTTTGTAAAATACAGCCCAAATAGCTTCTGCATCAAGAACTTGTTCTACCTTGTATGTCTTTTTATCAACGTATTCTAGTAATACTTTAGGCTTTGGCCGACTCATATGCATATCCTTAATTAACTACGCATATATTTATCTCTTTTTACCAGCTAGATCCACCATCCATTTGGATTTGTATTACTTCATTTTCTTTAGAATACTCTTTTTGCAACAATTGTTCTAAGTCACCATTAAGTCTTACCATAACTTGTCCTAGAGTAAGTGCCAAACTTCTAGCTTGTTCGATTGTCATTTTAATTTCTTTTGCTCTTGTAGAATCAGCAGTCTTAACTTGACTTAAAAACTGCTGAATAGGCATGTTATTAAGAGGAGTGTTTGTTTGCATTAGACAATTCCAATCTCATATGTAAGTCGTCTTTGAAAGGTCCTTTAAATTCATACCTTTGTATTGTAATTAGCTTAGGACAAAAACTTTTAACCCAACCTTTTTCAAATCTAATAATATAATAGCCAGCGGCATACAGACTTTTACTCTTTTCACTTTTTGTGAACAACGGAAGTTTTTGTTTCACATCCCATATAATGTTATGTGGCGTAGTACTAGTTGGATATTCATATGCAATGTTATCAGATTCTTCCGCATCACTAATAGACTCTGACCATAGTATATTTCCGCCTAGTGCTTTGTTAAGCTGACGTGTATTTGTATACATATGTGTACCTGTATCGCATGAATACAGATATGTATCTTCTGATACACTTAATGTACCTACATTGCTACCGTTTTGTTCTATAATCCAAAACTTATCTTTTAAAATAGGCTTTGCTTTTATCATTTAGGATACCTCGCTTGTAGTGGTTCTGCGAAAAGGTTAGCTTGATCTGCAACTCTTTGCATATCCCATTTCGCACAAAATTTCATAAGACGTAAACCTACTTGTGATATTGCCTTAGGCTCAACATCACTAATAGTAGTATTAATTATCTCTCTAATATCTGCAGGTTGTGCAGTCAAATCGCATAGTGTAACATTACGATTGTAGTCATCTAGTACACGATGTTCTTCACCTTCGTGATCTACCCAACGTTGTAGCATCATGTTGTTCCAATTAAAGCCTTTTGTTTCTTTATCAGCAAATGCTTCAATAAGACCTACTTTGTTCTTAGTGCCTTTCTTACGCACACCTGGATATGCACTAAACACATTGTCACTAGTGTCGCCACGCATACACTTCTCAAACAACATAAAGGCAGGCTCGGGTGCAGCCTTAGGCTCTTTTGTCTTCTTATCAATTACTTCTTTACCGTTATCGTCAAAGTAACCTTCGTGTGTAATAGTCGTATTACTAATTCCGTTGTATTGCTTAACATTAGGTGCAATAAGTTGTGCAAAGTCACCATCTGTGCTAACAATAATATGATTATCATTAGGATGATTCTGTACCCAGCCAGCAATATAGTCGTCAGCTTCTAGAACAGGGTTTTGTAGTACAGTACAATTCGTTTTGTCAGCAATAAAGTCTTTAAACTCGTCAAATATTTCAAAGAATACTTTATCTTCTTCTGCTTGTGTAGGAGTCATAGCATCGCGACTCTCTTGCCTGTTACGTTTGTAAGGCTTATAAAAGTCCTTTCGCCAGCTACGTCCTTCTAAGCAGAAAACAACATGATCTGCGTTGAAGTCACGCCATGCTTTCTTAACGCTGTTAAGTGTAATATGCAGTGCCATACCAACCTTAGTGTCGATATCGCCACGTACTACATGCCTTGCACGAAAAAACGTGTTAAGTGTGTCTACTAAAATATAAGTTGCCATTGTATTACCTAAACTGTTGCTAACTATATACGATTATATACGATTTTATACGATTTGTCAAGGATAAAATGTGTTAAAAGATATAACATTACGCATTTTGGTAGAATTAATAGTAGTTTCATGATCCATCCAGCTTGGAAATATATAGAGCATGTAGTTTATACACGGTAATTCTTGCGTGTATTCATTCCATTGCGTAACTTTTTTGTGTACTTCTGCCATTCTATATGGCCTAATTGGGCTATGTACTACTAACGGTACACTATCATCGTCGCAATCAAAGTAAAACGCACCACTTACAACACTGCCTTCATGTCTATGTAGTATTGTTCTACCTTCTTCTCCCATTTGATTAGTCCAAGATCCTTTTATAACAATATCTTGTAACCCTGATACAGTTGCATACTCTGCTACACAGCGTGAAAATGCCTCATTAAGCCAAGGAAAGTCATGTAAAAAATTAGGATTGTTTGTGTAAGAACTCTTTCCTTTGTGCTGTAGTGTATGGGGAGTATGACCGGGATTATTTTCACTTAACTCAAGCATATGTTCGTCACTAAATTCTTTACTTAGATCAAACTGCATTACTAAACTTGGAAATAAACTATATGCTGTTGCTTCTATTGTCATGATACTTCTGACTTACCTTTATCGATAGGTACAACATTAATGTACCCTGCACCAACTGTAGGATCTTGTCCTTCTTCTTCAAGCATTTGATACACAATAGTTCTAAACCATGCATCAACTATCTGCTCGTTTGTTTCACCTGAGTAACCAGCATCTAGTAATTGTTCTATAAACTCGTTATTCCAGTCGATTTCAAAGAAACCATTGCGAATATTATCAGGATTAATTTGCGTATCTAGTACAGCAACCCATGCTTCACCTTTTTTAGTAGCTGCTTCTTTTTCTTTTTCTAAAGCAGCTCTTTTTACTTCTTCAGGTGTAAGTTCCTTTTCATCTTTTTTATCTTTTACAAGTTTATTCCACCATCCCATAATCACCATCCTGCCTTTCTAATCCTATCTTGATCAATAGGTGCTTTCATTGCTTTGTTCAATTGTTCTTCCTGTTTACTAGATTTTTCATCTTTAATGACAACAGGTTCGTTTTCATGATAATCAATATCATGTCCCCCATGCATTTCCGAATAGGCTGATGTGGAGTCTTGGTGTGAACCTCCAACCTCGCTCCATACATGCTTCGGCGACTTCTTTAACATTGAGGTTATACTCTTCCGAACGTCCGCCAAGCGGCATAAGATATACTGGACATTGTACCCCGGCACTCTGATAAGCACTGACAGCTTTTTCAACTTCGTCAAAGTCGTCATTAGTAGCCACAACAAACTTAAGATAAAGTTCACTACCGTTAACCCTAGTATACTCAAGAGCAACATCAGGCTTGATAGCAGTTTCCCAAGGTTCTCCTGAGACACTAAGTTTT